GTTATAGATTAAAACAAGAAATTAATAAATGAATAATAGTAAAGAATTTTAACTTTACGGTTTGCCTCATTGGGCGTCCTTCTAAGATCTTACGTGTTTTCCTTCACGCCATTCGGAATGGTTTTCTAACTAAAATAATTAAATATAATTAAATATGTATAAGAGGGGCCGGGTGCATACCTCTTTAAATTATGGCTTAATTGCGATTTCTTCGAGATTGCCTAGCCTGCATAACGAGCGCGCTGGGCTTATTCTTCTTTGGTTGCGGAGCAGTTTTGCGAACCATAGTTTTCGGTTGAGTAGCCGAAGCAGTCGCCGCATTATTATTCTTAAAACGTCGCATTAAGGCCTGTTCACCTTGTTGTATACGTTTCTCTTGCGTCAACACTTTCTTCTCTAACTTGGCAACTCGCTTTTCATCACCCCTCACTGCTTTCTGTGCAGCAGTGTTGGCTTTCTTGGCTCCAGCCTTGCCAAAAAGGCCAGTCAACCAACTTGCAACTGCAGGAAGAGCAGCAGTGACAACTTTACCTAACGTGCCCCAATCGTTAGCTGATGCAGGTAAAGAATCAGGTCTCGCATGGAAAATGCCAGCAGTCATTTGTAGCGCCTCAGGATCAGGCAAGGGAAGCATTTTCTGGAAAGGTTGAAGTGAACCAAAAGAAGATGGTGAACATTCCCAGCCAGTGAAACCTTTAACTGTAATATAAGGTGTGGTAACGGCAGCAGCACTAATTGAGAGGCCGTCAAACATAGTGTAGGACCAATCAAAATTCTGCCAAGGAGTGTCAGAGTTAGTACCAACAGCAGTCGGAAAAGTATTATTATTAGCACCCCACAAAGGCACAAGGGTAGTACCAACAGTGCTGGCGCAACGTATGAAAGACAACACACAACCTGTTGGTGAAACTTGAGTGAACGAGTCGCTGGCATCGCTAGCAGCATTCCAAAGAACAACGGTATCAACTGGTTGTTGCACAACAAAGTCACCGTCACGAGCCATAGATGTAGTGGCTTTAGGACTGCTGACAAGGACATCAGCAGGCGTATTTGGCAAAACGTTGCTTATTTGAAAAGTGCTGGAAGTGAAGCCCAATAATTGGGTACTAGCGTTGGGCGCATTGTGGTCCCAAATTTGAACTTCAAAATCGTAGCTGCTGTCCTTTAGTGAAAGCATCTCAAAGCGATCAACAGGTGTTTTATTCAGGAGGCAAGTATTCAACACTTTAATGGCCTTCTTTTGGTCATTTTCATTCATTGTAGCCAGGAGGTCAGCAAACCGTGTTCTTTTAATATTCGGTTTAAACTTGGCAGTCGTTCGAGTGCCTTGGTTACTAAAATCCGTAGCATTAAGGTAGAAAGTGGTGCTTTTGTACCCAGTTCTGAAAACGTCAACATCGGCCTTAAAGTTGTTGAAGTTGTAACCGACGTTTGGGACAGCAACGACATTGCCAGAAATGGCGGGGTAAGTTCCGGCGACGGCGGCTTGGTTAGCCATTTGAACCCAACCACCTGCATAATAATAAAAAACATACGTATGATTAAAACTACCCCCAGTTTGAACGAACAAAATTTTATCAAACGTCATTGGATTGACAGTAGTGGCAGAAGCTGGTACCAATGCAGTCAAAGGCACGTTGAATTCAGCCTTAGTTTCAAGTGGAACGAAATTGGGCTGAGACGCATCAGGACGGCCTGAATAGCCGGAAGGTAACACTGTAGGTGGGTGAGTGACCTTCTTAACATAATCAGAACCGGCTTGAGTTTGAGCTGCAACGATGACATTGCCTATACGAGCGACAGCGTTATTCTCATTGGCGTTAGAATCCGTAATTAAAGAAGCCATTTTAAAACAAAGAAATAATAATAATGTAATAAATTAAACAAATTAAACAAATACGAAATAAAAGCATGTATTAAAATCAAAGTAACTAGGCGACAAAAGTAGAGGTGTCGTCATCCAAAACCACGGGTTTCCTTTGAACGTATTTAAGTTCTTGAAACATCATTTTCGGGACGGTGTTCTTAAGAAAAGAAAACAGAATTTTAACTTCCTCTGGATTGATCCTGTTACCATAATGTATAGAAGTTGCAAGCGCTAAGTTATTCAATTCAGTTTCATTGGCTATTAAATCTGTGGTAGATTTAAGCGCAATTTTAGCTTCATCAAAATGTTTTTGATTGCGATACATATTGCCAACAAACTTCGCGGTCCTACGGTATAAGTCAGGACCGGCATATGCATCGGTTAAGATGAAACTGGCAAATTCACCAACCTTAGAATTGGAACATTTAAGTTTATGTTTGCTCATCAAAAGAAACTTCCTACCTTCAGCGGTCATCTCGCTGCTGGTGCAACAATTGCTAGAGTCATCGCCTTTATAACCGCCGAATTGATGGTCTTTAAATTTAAAAACAAAATTAGTGAGTGCAATATTGGCCCATGTATTTTCAAGAATAGTGAGTGGGTTGCCTGAAAATTGTTTAAGTTCACCTTGTAGCGATATTTTGCTTGACATGACGAACATTTTCCAATGGCTTCTATAGGCAAGGAAATATTCATTGATAAATTGAGGCACTCCCGCAGAATCCATCATCCAATGTGATAGAAGTTGCATAGCCTTAATGAAACAAATGTCCCATTCCCCATAATCATTGTCGAAAAAGGAGAACCCTTTACCCGCTGTATTAGACAGCAATGCATTAAAAATGTCGCGAGTATCTTCATCACTACCGAACGTAAATATGTGGGTTTTAGA